TAGTAGATGATGCTGTAACTCTATCCAATGCTAATGACTTTGAACGACAGATCAAGTGGTTAACCCAAGATGTTAGATCTCGTCTTAACCCCACAGGTAAACTTATTATCATAGGTACCCGTGTTGCCTCAGTTGATTTATATAAAGAACTACGCAACAACGATAGATATCCTGGTGGCCTAGTACCTTGGTCCTACCTAGCAATGCCAGCTCTACTTACAGTAGATGATGATCCCGATAAGTGGGAAACCTTATGGCCCGCATCAGATCAACCCTTTGATGGTCAGAAGGAAGAAGAGAAGGATCCAGTAACTAATCTTTACCCAAGATGGAATGGGCGTAACCTATATAACGAACGCCAATCTATGGATGCTTCCACCTGGGCTTTGATTTACCAGCAACAAGACATATCAGATGATGCGGCCTTTGACCCAGTCTGTGTTCGTGGATCTATAGATGGTATGCGTAAGGCAGGTAGATTAACCGCAGGTCATCCTGGACACCCAAGAGATTTAAATGGCTTTACCTTTATCTGCGGACTAGATCCTGCGATGGTAGGAGATACAGCAGCTATCTGTTATGCAATTGATAGAGCTAGTAACAAACGCTATATCGTAGATGCTATTAAGATTACTAGGCCTAGCCCTGCTGCTATTAGAAATTTAATATTTGACTGGACATCCTTGTATGGTCCTAGTGAGTGGATAGTAGAGAAGAACGCATTTCAATCTTTCTTAACACAAGATGAAGGTATTAAGATGCACTTAGCATCTAAAGGTGTACAGTTTAAAGAACACCATACTGGTAGTAATAAATGGGATGCAGGTTTCGGTGTTGCATCTATGGCTACCTTATTTGGTACTAAGCAATTTGATGGTAAGCACCATAGGGATAACCTAATACATTTACCTTCAGATCAAACTGAAAACATTAAGGCTCTAATAGAGCAGTTAATTACTTGGTCTCCTACGACTAAGGGTAAGACAGATATGGTAATGGCTCTTTGGTTCTGTGAGATCAGAGCAAGAGAGATGCTCAACTATGGTAAGTACCAGACACACCATCTTAAAAATCCATTCCTATCAAAGTATGAACAAAGCAAGAGAACAGTCGTCAACCTAGACGAACTCTTTGCTGAGAAGGAACGTACATTCATCTAAGGAGTTAAAATGGCACAAAAGAAAACGGTAGATTATAGAGCTGGATCTGCTTTATTAAAAAAACAATTAGCAGATAGAGCTGGAAAAAAAGTAAGTTTTCCTAGTAAAAAAAATCAAAAAAATTTAATTGACTTAGGTGTAACTGTAGGATCTATATTAGCACCAGGAATTGGCGCAGCAGCAAAAGGTGCTTCTGTTGCTAAAGCAGCAAGAACGGCAATTGCTAAGAAAACTCCTTACGTAAAGGTTACAACAGGTACGCAAGGTAAAAATATGAATATTAATTTAAAAACACCAGGTGCTAAAAAATCTGGCTCACCAAAAACGGGAACAAAAGCAAGAGTTCAAAAGGTCGTAAACCCTAGACGTGGAGAATCAGGTCAGGTTTCTGCGGCAAAATTAAGAGCAGAAAAGAAAAGAAAACAATCTTTAGCAGTTCCTGCTGCTGCTGTTACTGGATATCAAGTTCGCAAAGAACAAGAAAAATCTAAGAATAAAGGTAAATAATTGTTATCAACTAAAGAGGTAGTCTCAAAGATAGATCGGTTGAAGAACCGCTATGCAGCTAGAGACCAGCGTATGCGCGATGTTCTTTCTGTGCGCCAAGGTGATATATCAAAAGTATATCCAGCTATGTTCTCAGAGGATTACCCAAAGCCTTTAGTTGCAAACTTTGTAGATGTAGCAGCCCGTGATCTAGCAGAGGTAATGGCACCACTGCCATCCTTTAACTGTGCAGCAACCAATATGGTATCTGATACCCAACGCCGTGCTGCTGATACTAGAACTCGTATTGCAAACTATTATGTTTCATCATCTGATCTACAGATTCAAATGTATACCGGTGCTGATTACTTTAATACCTACGGTCTATTGCCAGCAATGATTGAAATGGATTATGAGACAAACAATCCTCGTATCCGTTTATTAAATCCTTTTGGTGTATACCCTGAGGTAGACCGCTTTGGTCGTTGTATATCACAGATTATTGCATCCGATGCTGAGAGTATCGCTTCCCAATATCCTGAGTTCTACGATCAGATAGTTGGCAAGACAGTTTATTCTTACGCTTCCCCTTACCTATCTATCGTTAGATACCACGATAAAGATCAAGACTTAATTTTTATACCAGAGCGTAATAACTTAGTTCTATCTAATACACCTAACCCAGTCGGTAAGTGTTTAGCAAGGGTTGCACTTCGTTCATCCTTAGATGGTGAAGCTCGTGGACAATTTGATGATGTTCTATCTGTTCAGTTAGCCCGTGCTCGTTTTGCAGTATTACAGATCCAAGCAGCAGAAAAATCTATTCAAGCACCTATCGCTATTCCACAAGATGTTCAAGAGTTAGCACTAGGACCTGATGCGATTATGCGTTCTGCTAATCCACAAGGTATTCGTAGAGTTCCACTAGAACTACCAGCAGGAGTCTTTACAGAGTCAGGTGTACTAGAGCGTGAGTTAAGATTGGGTTCTCGCTACCCTGAATCTCGTTCAGGTAATATTGATGCCTCTGTTGTTACAGGTCGTGGAGTTCAAGCATTACAAGCTGGCTTTGATACACAAGTTAAAGCAGCACAAGCGCAGTTTGCTAGATTATTCCAAGAGTTAACCTCACTTTGTTTTGAAGTAGATGAGATTGTCTTTGGTAATATGACCAAGACTATTAAGGGAACCGATGACGGTACACCTTATACAATGAAGTACACACCATCTCGTGATATTAAAGGCGAGTATGGCGTAGATGTACGTTACGGCATTATGTCTGGTATGGATCCTAACCGTGCCATCATTGCATTACTACAAATGCGTAGCGATAAGTTAGTGTCCCGTGATTATGTTCGCCGAGAAATACCAATGGAGTTAAATGTTACGCAAGAAGAACAAAGAGTTGACATTGAAGAAATGCGTGATTCTCTTAGGGTTGCTGTTGCTCAGTATGCACAAGCTATTCCCGCACTTGCTGCCCAAGGTCAAGACCCATCTCAAATCATTACGAGAATTGCCGAAGTAATCCAAGGCAGACAAAAAGGTTTCCAATTAGAAACTATTATAGAAAAAGCATTTGCACCAGAACCACAGCCAGTAGCACCAACAGCACCGGCACTTCCAGAACAGTCTAGTATTCCAGCAGTAGGAACGGCCCCCGTTCCTGCCTCGCAGCCAACTGAACAACAACAAAGCGGAGAGGCCCCTGCTGCTGGACCTAGACCTGACATCGCACAACTACTCGCCTCCATTGGCGGAGCAGCATAAAATAAGGAGGTGAAAATGAAAAAGGGAACATTTCAAAAGTCTGTAGAGGTCAAGCCTGTACAAGGTAAGATGGATACAGCCAAGCCAGCAGGTGGAGAAGTTAAGTTCGGCTACACACCAGCAGGCCGCAAAGGAACAAAAGCGTAATTATTTTAAAGACGGGAGTACTGGGTGAATAACGATAACAATCTTAATCGCCCAGTACGACTGTCTGACTATCTAGTAATAGTATCGGGATTCTTTTTAAATTTAACATCAGTAATAGAAGCACTTGCAGATGATCTGCACCAATTAGCTATCTATAATTCAACTCAGAAAAGCCAAGAAGAAAAAATCTGGCAACAATTTTCGCAAGATTTAGAAACTTTAAAGGAGGAATAATGGCAAGAGGTCCATTAGCTGGCGCATCAGGCCCAGGTAAATTCTCCAAAAGAACAGATATGAGTTTAGGTTCAACATCATACGGAGAAGGCGGCGAGACTGCCGCACTCAATACAGCAGCGCCAAAGTCAAAGACTCGTGGTGTAGCAGATGATGTAGGTGGAAGAAAGACCAGAAGAACCCATTACTACTGGTGTTGATATAGGAGAAGGCGCTGGCGCATCATCACTTATGATGCAATCACAGTTTGCTAATCGTAAATTATCAGATGTTTTAGCAGAGATGATTCCTTACGACACTACCGGTGAGATCCAATATCTTTATCAGAACGCTTTATCTAGAGGTAATTAATGTCTGAGAGCTTAAAAGCAGCAGCATATGCGGCAGGGTTATCAGAGCAAGATAAAAGAAGAATAGATAACCTAAGTAAAGCATTAACTGTACATAAAAACTTACTTGCTATGCCAGCAGAAGCGGCTAACGCAGTATATAAATCTTTGCCACAAGCACAACAAGAAAACCTTGTGCAAAATTTTGGCAATGAAACTGAAGAAGAGAAGCCAAAACAAGGCTGGCTTGGTACTGCTAATCACTATACTTTTTATCAAGCATATAAAGGTTTAAATTTTTTAGCAGATAGGGTTAGTCAAACCTATCGTGCTGTTGCTATCCCATTAGTAGAACGTGGTTACAAATGATGCAGGAAAGAATGACAGAGAAGCAAGAGAAGAATTTGATGAAGCGTTAAATGCTGTCAATGCTGCCAAATTCTCACCTGGTCGTCAACTAGCAAATATTATTGATGTAGTAACTCCTGGTGATTTGTATGAACAAGGCTTCTTTTATAAAATGGTATCAGGAGTTGGCGATGCAATATTTCGTCTACGTACTGATCCATTTATTGTATTAAGTAAAGCGAAAAAACTTTACGATTTAAATAATTATTCAGTGCAAGTAGTTGCCGCACAAGCTGGTGGCAAGGGTGTAAAGTTTGATAAATACTTTGATCAACCATCAACAATTGCTTTATGGGATCAAGCTGGTGTACCTCTTAAAAAATTAATAGAGTCTAAAGGTGTAAATCCTCAAGCAGCAGCAGAGGCAAGAAAAGAACTTTCTGTCCTTTTGCCAGAGTTTGGTCGTTCTGTAATAGATGAATTTATTAAAGGACCAACTCCAATTACAAGCGCCAGTACTGCTAAGGCTTGGTTTGAAAATACCAGAGATGTTATGAAAGTTGTAGCAGAAGGGTCAATAGCTCGTCAAAGAGTTATTCTACCTCGTCTAACCCCTGCTCGTAAGTTAAGAAGAAAAGTTCTTACCGAAACAAATAAAGTATTTGACATTAGTAAAGTATCACCTAGTTTGGTAAATGCAGTATTTGGTTCTCCTGATAACGCAGACGGTATACTTGACGACCTTGTTAAATTAGAACCAGGTAAATTAAAAGAAGCACTAGACGGTGTTCGGGTAAAAGGCTCTGCTAGATTTAGTTCTCTTCAAATAGCAACTGGCTTAGATAAGATTAAAAGATCATTAACTCCAGTACCAATGTTTAAAAATGAGGAATTTGATCTTCTTGCAAAAGATGCTCCTGATCAAATATACCGACTCGCAGCAATATTTGCACCCACAAATTTTGCAACATTAATGAAAGAATTGTATGCTGGCACAGATTCTGTGGCTAAGAAAATGAGTATTTATCAAGGCTTGTTAAAACAAACTAATAATGCAAGAGGTTTAGATTTAACAGATACTGGAAATACTGTATCTAGAATGTACGCTAACAAAGGTAATGTTCGGCACGGTTTAGGTGATGGTGAATTATCTAAAAAAGCGTTATTACCTAGCGAAATGAATACCACTGTTTCTGCACCAAGCCTTGTAGATTTAGATATCTTAGCAGGCAAAAGCACTATTGCTAAATTTGTACTAGGCACAGCTAATAGTAAATGGGTAGAAACTATGACCAATGGTTGGTCATTCTTAACTCTAGCTGGTCCTCGTTATGCAATCCGTAATGCTGGAGAAGATTTAATGGTATCTCTGGCTATGGGTACAAGCCCTTGGGGACTTGCAAAGCAAAGATATACTGCTACTAGATTAAACACAGCCTTGCAATCAGTTAAAGGATTAGATAAATTAGAAGCCTTTGCTGCTAATCCACTTGGCGTAAT